AGTTGCCGATTTCCTTACCGTAAACAGTTACCAATGTTATACCAACCATCATTGCTGTTTGCCAGCTGAAAATTCCTTTCACAAATTGTTTCCAGACTGGTACAGCTGTTTCACCAGATGCAGTAAGAGCAGCGTTAGCAGCCTTCAATCGGTTTAATTCGTCGATAAGAATAGGGATATTATTGGAAATGGCCATAAACCCCGTTTGGGCAGAATATGTGAAAGCAGGAAGCTCACGGGCTACCTGATTGATGGAATTTTGCAGACCGTTCCATTTTTGCGGACTGACTTTTGGATCAAGGCTGTCAAGACCCATTGCTTTGATCTTTGCCATTTCTTCCTTTGTTTCCTTAAGCAAATTGTTATACTTAACAATGACCTCAGGATCTAATGATTTCTCAACGATTCTGGCATAGGACTCCGCCTGTATTTTTAATGATTCCCAATTCTTGGCTAAAAGATTCGCCTGCTGGATATTGCTCGAAAAACCAGTATTAACTTTATCTTCAACAACTTCAATGGTCTGGCCAACTCCCTCAATGCTTTTTCGGCTTTGTTCCAATCCAGCTTTCAACTGATTGTTGTCGATTTCCCAGCCTATTTCTAAGTTTAATTTATCCATTATTAAAGCGTTTTCGATGTTCCTTTAAATCCTCTTTTGAAACTTTCTTAACGAGGTCTTTCCGTTTTACCAGCTTCACCTGATCAGCCATGTACATCTGCAAATTTGCCCAGCTGATCTTTTCAAGCATATATTCGTGTGTCCATCCTTTTTTATCAGATAACTGATTCAAAAGTCCCCAAGGGCTATTCATGCCTACAGCAATTAACTCCTCTTGGTCATCTGACCCAGCCTTGGAGGGGTTATCATTTTCGCCCTTACCAATCTGGTAGTAGTCATAAAATCCTCTAGCCCTCCCTGCATGATCACCAACTGGAGTAAGATCAAAGCATCCTTTTCAGTCATGTTTTCTTCGAGCCATTTAGCGAATGGCTTAAGAAAAAGCCAAGTCCGACGTTTGCCTACAAGGAACAGGGAAGCCAATGCCCTATAGATGA